CCTATTAGCGCCACCATAATAGAAAAACAATATACTAACGATTTTTACTATTTAGTAGGACTGATTGCCGCAGATGGCAACTTACAAAACAACGCAAAAGGTGTAAGTGTGTGCATGAGTAAGAAATATAGTTCTAATATTAAATTATTATATAAAATAAAAGAGATATTCGGAGGTAATATTAAAGAATATAAAGATAATTGTTTATATTGGATGGTGAAAAGTAAATGGTTTTCAAATTATTTACAAGATATAGGATTTACATCTAATAAGACCTTTAACTTGAATATTACTAAATGGTTCAATGAATTATCTATACGAAATAAATGGGATGTAGTCCGCGGATTATGGGATGGAGATGGTTCATTTTGTTTAAATAAACGAACTGATACAATATATTCTTATAGAGCGCAATTTGGTACTGCTTCTATTCATATATATGAAATGTTGTTAGATTTCTTTAGTAACGGAGTAACTACAAGAATAGAGCAAGGTAAAAACGGAAAGTTTTATAAAATTAAGATTTGCAGCGGATGTAATATAATTTCAAATTTTGATAATTTTTATAGTTCTACTACTAGCCTTTTACTAGAAAGAAAGTATGATAAATATATAGATATAAAGAATTACATACAAAGGAATAATAAACCGTTAACATGATGTTGAAATATTATTCCACACAAAAGGAGAAATAATGAAAAAGTTAATATTAGCGTCAGGTGGGATGGATTCTACAGCGATTATGTTGGATTATATTAAGGTTCACGGTAAAGATAACATTATCAGTCTAGGGTTTGATTACGGACAACGACACTTTGCTAGAGAGAATGATGCAGCCTATGCATTTACAACGATACATGGAACTACTGAAATAGATGGCGGATTTAGAGCAATATCTCGCGTAGTTTTAAAGGTCCCAATTGATCAAATTGGTGGATGTTCGTTAATAGATCCATTTATCAATGTAACAACTGATATGAACGATCAGAAATCAACAGTTGTACCACAACGAAATGCGATATTCTGCTTATTTGCTGCAGCGTTTGCACAAGAGAATGATTGTGATGTAATTGTTCATGGAGCTTGTGCAGAAGATTATGAATCTTATCGCGACTGTCGTCCTGTATTCTTCGATTTACTTGAACAAGCTATCCAAGCTGGCAGAACAACACCAGTCAAAGGTAACGACGATGTGAGAGATGATTTAATGTCGAATGTACATGAATATGGTTTTGGAATACAACGACAACATCTAGATATTCATATCGAAACTCCTTTGATTAATGAGAAGAAAGCAGAAACATTAGCTCGTATTGCTGAGGAATACGGTACAGACGTATATAAATTGACATATTCATGTTATAATGGGGATGAAGTGCAATGCGGAGAATGCCCTGCTTGCAGAGAGCGCATAGAAGCATTTAAGGTAAACGGATTAATTGATCCTTTACCATACAAAATTAAAATAGAATGGAAATAATTTCGTTGATTTAGATGATATAATTAATAAATACTTATATGAGTTTTATAATATATGAAGCAAAAAATAAAATAAACGGTAAGATTTATATAGGACAAACTATAAAAACCTTAGAACAGAGAAAATATAGACATCTAAAAGAAAGTAAAAATAGCAAATTACAACATATTCCATTTAAAAGAGCAATAAACAAATATGGAATAGACGGATTTGAATGGAATGTTATAGCTACTGCAGAGACTCAACATGATGCTGATAAATTAGAAATATACTTTATATCTAAAATCGGTAATTATAATATAGCTAAAGGGGGAAATGGAGGAGTTATACATTTATCTAAAGAAGCAGAGGAGCGAAGAGTACGAAAGATATTAGAAACTAAAAGTAGATGGAGTAATGAGTATAAAGAACAAGTATACAGTTTTACTCAAACAGATGATTTTCGTAAAATGTCCAGTGAAAGATCGTCTGGTGTAAATAATTATTGGTACGGAAAAAAAGGGTATTGGTCCGGGAAAAAGAACCCATCACATTCTGCGAGAATGAAAGGTGTGAAACGAGGACCAATGTCAGAATTAACTAAGAAGAAGTTATCTAAATCTAAGCGAGGAGTATTAAGAAAAAAACGTAAATGGTATTTATTAGAGCATACTCAGACGCTAGAAAGACGAAAATTGACAGCAACAGAATGGACTGAAATAGGCGTCGATTTATCATATATATGTAAGACTGGCAATAGAAGTAGTAAGAAATGGAAGTTTATAAATAAAGGAAAATTATGATAGTAAATAGTTCAAAATTAAAGGATGTTACAGGTGTAGATTTTTATGATGGGTCAGTTATCCACGAACGGTTCGCATATAAATTTTTTAGAGAAAAAGTATTACCTATAGGGAATATTATTGTCTTCCGAACACCAACAGTAGTAACTGATAATCTAATTGATTTAGAAGACGCTATTAACAAGGATTACATTTATTCTGATGATATGATCAACTTCTGTTATGAATTACCATTAACAAATTTATTCGGTGGTGTATGTTTTCAGCGATTATTCTGTACATATATAGGTGACATTTTAAGCCAAATCATCGAAGCTCCTGTTGTATTAGAAGGCGATGATGTTTATGTGGAAAAAGAGCATAAGCAAGGTGGTATAATTCAACCGCGCGGAAAAGCTAGCGTTAGTATTGTAGGTGAGAAGAATGGTGCAATATTAGGACATACAGGAATCAACGTTATAGCAGGTAAAAAGGCGCCAGCGTTCGCATATTCAACTAATATGACAGATGAACAATGTGAATTGTTTATGAAAAATGTTATAAAGTCGTTCTATCAAACCGCACAAGACATTTTCGTTGCCACTACAAAGGTAATTATATGAAATCAAGAGAAGATAATCTAGTACAGAGCATAACCGTTCTACAAGAAGAATTAGATAGTGTGCAGAGCTTGTCTCCGCGAATAGTTGTGCTAAGAGCAGTTAGAGATAAAGCTAATGATGAGATAATTCAGATTCAATCTGATTGCCCACATACAAATGTCGAGAGAGAATGGGAAGAGAACTCCGGAAATTATGATCCAACCCAAGATCGTTGTTGGGAAAATGTACATTGCTTTCAGTGTGATAAACGATGGACTGAGGATAAATGAATATATTTGAGCAACTGAATGATATAATACATTACAAGCAAAACAGGCTTGATGATGATATTGAAGACGAAGGTGATTTCGTTCCATATTTAACACAAAGATGGTTATCAATGTATTCTTCATCATTTGCTGAGATATTAAATATAACAACTAATTGCATGTGGAAATCTATGGAAGATAAACAAATGTGGTATAAGTTTTTCACTGCACTAATCCCAGCAAGCCCAGTTAAACGTATTAGATACTTCAAGAAAGCTAAAAAGTCTGGTAAGAAGATAGATAATGAAATTATAACTCATTTAGCGGACAGGCTGGAAATATCACAAAGAGAGGTTAAATTATATATTGAACAGGGGGGTATAGATATAAAACAAGTTAAGAAGGAGTTAAATCTAAATGCAAACAGTAGAAGTAGATGATATAGTAGCTGGAATAGTTATTAGTTTTATGGGGTCACTTAAGCAATTAGGTTGTGATTCTGATGCAGATCCTAGAAAGTGGTTATTATCACAAGACGTCGTGAAATTAACACAAACATTTAGGAAATTTATAAATATTATGGAAGAAGAATTGAAAGGTGCAAATAAATATGACTGAATTAAAGAAGATGGATGATCAAGCTAAACAGCTACCTGATGAAGTACGTGGAATGGCTCCATTGAAGTTAGACGACTGTAATAGAGACGCAATACCGTCAGATTGGGAAATCGACTCTGTTATGGGTGACATTCTTATGTGCACATATGTAGACGAGAACATCACCGGAGAAGTGTTGCGTGACGGTATTTTTGTTCAAAAGGATATGGTACAACATTTATGGCGTGTAGTAGAAGTTATAAAGGTAGGACCACATACAGTTAACATTAGTGAAGGTGATTTCCTAATGATTCCTAGTGGTCGCGGTATTCCAGGGGTTAATAAGGACGGACGAAAATTGATATTTGTCAATGAAGAGCGAGTTTTTGCTAAAGTTTTACCAAAAGGTGATATGGTTTCTGTCTAAATACTTGTATGAATACGTTTCATACATTTTTTACAGAAGCTAAAGCAACCAAAAATCTTTTAGAGCTATGCAAAGGTAAACCTCAGCTTGATACATATAAGTTTGGTAAATATGAATTAGTTAAGACTGATCGAAAAGGATATATGTTCCCTTTCGATAAATCTATTCTATCAGGTCCAACCCGTAAAAACATTGAACGGTTTGAGAATGATAATTATTTCACATTTGACAAGATAATGGTATCACCCGTCAAACGAACTGTTCAAAGATGGCCATCTTTGAGCCGACGCCCCATACAAAAGACTGTTGTAGCATATAGTTTTTACATTTTCGGTAAGGATAATGCAGGAGAAGATATTGTTTATGGTAGAGTAGAAACAACTTCACCAAGCGCCGGTCAAACCAGAATATTTTGGAAGGATCATTGGATCGCCGCAAGTGCTTTCGAACTGCCTTGGGAGTTGAGAATGAAGACCGCAGAAGAGCTTGGTGATATAGAAAAGATGGTTGATGTAGGCTCTGAGGTTTTTTAATGAGAGTATCGCAAGGCAGCTTGTTAGCACTTTTACGTAATAGCGCAGTAGAACTTAAGTTTTTACGTCGTCGAACTAAACCAGGATGGGCAGAGTCTCGTCGTATGTTCTGTTGTAACGACTTTATTATG